ATGAAAATCAACGGAATCAAGGCTCTGGACTATCAGTGCCAGGGCGACAGCCTGACGTTGGTGCTGTCCGAAACCACGTTTGATGCGGTGTCCAATCTGAACACCGCGCTCATCGAGGTCCGCACCGATGACGGCGATCTGGTTGAGGCGCACGGCGGCTATGCGCTGCGTGCCATCACCTACGACAAGGACAAGCAGACCTACGCTGTCGTTTGCACCACGGCCGCCGACGATACGACTGCGCAGGCGATCTCGCAGCTGGTGGCAAAGGTGGAGGAGCTGGAAACCAGCAACACCGCACTGGCGGCTCAGGTGGACTATATCAGCATGATGACTGATACCGATACGGGGGTGGAGTAAATGAGTTGGTTTGATCGTATTAAGAAGTATTACGATGCCGGTCTGTGGACCGAGAAAATGGTCGGCAATGCGGTGGTGAAGAAGAAAATCACCGTCGAGCAGTACAAGGAAATCACCGGCGAGGAATACAACAAGTAAGAATCACCGGAAATTTTACATTTATGATAGGGCAGAAGCCCGGAAAGGACAAAACCATGTACGAATCTAACATCTACATCAAGAACTATGCAACCATCAAGAAGTACGCCGGAGATATTGGCGTGCAGTTGGATAAGTTCGACAACGCGCACCATCTCAAGCACAACGCGCTGCTGCGCGCCCAGTACAAGCACTGGCGCTCCATCCAGACCGGTGTGCCGGAGCTGCTGAGCGTGGAGGATAAGCGCCTGCTGGGTATTTGATCATGCCGGCGGAAGTTATCACGGCAGCGCTCAGTCTGGTCGGTACATTGGTCGGAACGCTCGGCGGCATTGCGCTGTCGAGCAACCTGACCAACTACCGCATTGAGCAACTGGAGAAGAAGGTGGAGAAGCACAACAATCTCATCACGCGCACGTATAAGCTCGAACAGGAGTTTGCCGTGATGGATGAGAAAGTGAAAGTGGCCAACCACCGCATTGACGATTTGGAGGATTTAGAACATGAAAGTTAATATTCCGGTACGCTTTCGCAATCCGTGGTTCTGGGTTGGCGTTGCGTCGGTTGCTATTACGGCGATTGGTGTTGACCCGCAGACGTTTACGAGTTGGGCGGCTGTGTGGAACGGTGCTGTTTCGGTGCTGTCTAATCCGGTGCAGCTTGTTACCATGTGTCTGGCTATCCTCAGCGTGTTTGTGGACCCCACCACGGCGGGCATCGGGGACAGCAAGACCGCGCTCGGCTATGACAAGCCGAACAGGGAGGAGTAAGGTATGCAGATCATCGAGACCAATTTGCCGACAAACGGCAGTTTCAGCCGCCGGAACAAGACGGACGAGATTATCCTGCACCATGCAGAAGCAAGCCATGCGAGCGTGGAGGAGGTCAACCGCTGGCACCTGGAACGCGGGTGGACCGGCATCGGCTACCATTTCTACATCCGCAAGGACGGCAAGGTTTACAGAGGCCGCCCGGAATGGGCGGTCGGCGCGCACGCGCAGGGGCACAACAGACGCGCAATCGGCATTTGCTGCGAGGGCAGCTACATGAGAGAGACCATGCCTGCGGCACAGCTGAACGCCCTCAAGGAGCTGATCCGTACCTTGATGGCGAAGTACCCCGGTGCAAAATTGCTGCGGCACAAGGACGTAAACAGCACGGATTGTCCGGGCACGAATTTCCCGTGGGCAGAGGTGCAGAAGTACAATTCGAAAACCACGGCAAAGAAGGAGGAAACCAAGATGACAGACAAGGAATTTGCGGCACATGAAGAACGCTATCAGGCGGAAAAGGCCAACCAGAAGCCGCATCCGTATGCTGCCGAGGCCTGGCAGGCAGCGACAGACGCCGGTATTATGGACGGTACCAAGCCGCAGAGTCCGCTGACGCGCGAGCAGCTTGCGGTTATCCTGCAGCGGCTCGGCCTTCTCGGAAAGGGCGTGAAGTAAATGGGACTGGGTTCTATGCTGGCGGGTGCTGTTAAGGCGGCAGCTGCAGCGGCAAAGGCAAGCAAGAGCAGCTCCGGTGGCTCGTCCTCGGGCAGCTCGTCGGGTTCTTCCGGTTCGAGCGGATCCTCGTCCTCCGGCTCGTCCGGTTCGTCCGGCGCGTCGATGGCGGCAACCGGCAAGGGCGGCAGCTACTCTATCGGCTCGGACAAGGGCAAGAATTTTGTGAGTTCTGCGGCTGCCGGTTCGACCATGAAAGGCTCGGACGGCTCGACATGGACCAAGAACAGCGACGGCACGACCACGATCAGCAAGGGCGGCCAGACGTTCACCTACGGCGGCGCTTCCGGCACCGGCGGCTCGGGCGGGAGCAGCTCGGGCGGCGGCTCGTCCTCCGGTGGGGCGTATACGCCGCTCGGATCGCATAACGACCAGACCATCAAGGACACGAGCGTGGAGGATTCCGCCCAGATGGCGGCAATCAAAAAACGCTATGCGGAAGCACAGGCGCGCGGTGACACTGCGGCTATGAAATCCGCCCATGCGGACGCCGAGGCGCTGCGTGCGCAGTACGGCTATTCCGGCGGCTCGGACGGCTCGGACTACATCGGCAAGGGCTATGTGAGCGGCAACGTACTGGGCAAGCAGATGAGCAATCAGCTCAACAGCGGCTTTGATGCATATAAAAAGTACATGGAAGACGCGGCTGCACAGCAGCAGGCGGCGCTCAAGGCCAAGGTGGATAGCGCGGTTGCCAGCCTGAACGGTCAGAAATACGACGTGATGAAGCAGACCGAGGCCAACAACGCCGCTGCGGAAAAGGCGTATATGCAGAGCATTAAGCCCGGCGGCTCGAACGCGGAAAACCTTGCGGCAAATGGTTTGCTGACAAGCGGACTTACCGAATCGAGCCAGATCAGCGCGGGCAACGCCTACCAGAACGCACTGAACAGCAACGCCACCACGCAGACCGAGACGCTCGCCAAGATCGAGCAGGCTATTACACAGGCGCAGCTTACCGGCGATATTGAGGCGGCAAACGCGCTTGCCAATCTCTATAAGGAGATTGCCGCCAAGCGCTACGAGAATACGCAGAACATCGTTTCGGCAAACCAGTGGGGTCAGCAGTTCGGGCTTTCGCAGGCCGAGCAGACGGGTACTTACAATGGTACGCAGACGCTTGCCATGCGGCAGTATGAGCTGCAGAAGCAGCAGGTGCAGCAGGAGCTTGAAGCAGGCAAGATCGACATGGAGACGGCACGCAAGCAGATTGAGTATATCAATGCGCAGATTGCGTACATGCAGGCTCAGACTACCGGTCAGAACCTTTCCAACAAGTATTCTCAGTGGCAGCTTAACCAGCTTTAACTACGCCAGAAGGCGGCGATTTTCGCCGCCTTCTCTCTTTAGGAGGTTCATATGAGTTTTTACAGCGATTACGAGAAGAAGAAAAACAAGAACAAAACGTCCGCGCTGCTGAAGGTGCCGCAGGTTGTGCCGCAAAAGCCGGCAAAGCAGGACAACAGCCGCCGTGCAACGGCGGCGCGCAACCGGGAGCAGCAGCGCGTGCAGGCGCACCAGAATGCGCAGAGGCCTGCAAGCACTTATCTGACCGGCGGCAGCACGACAAGAAGTCAGCCGTATGCGGCAAATCAGCAGCGGAACACTGTTTTTCAGCAGCGCGGGAACACACGGCAGGGCTTTCCCGGCACAGGCAGCCGGAGCACGCAGCAGAACAATTTACGGCAGCCTGCAAGCACCTATCTGACCGGCGGCAGCGTGACAAGAAGTCAGCCGTATGCGGCAAGTCAGCAGAATCAGCTTTTTTCGGCAAGAAAGGCGGCAGAGCAGCGGCGCAATCCGCGGCAGAACGTATCTACTGCGAACAAGAGCAGCGGCGTCGGCAACCCGACGCTGACGCAGTTTCTCAAGAACTCTATGGACTGGCACACGACCAGCGATCCGAACAGGAAGGCGCAGCTGCACGCGCAGAACGACGCCTTGCGGCGCAAGCTGGGATATGATTACGACCCGCAGACCGGCGCCTCCTTCGACAGGTTCGGACACGAAATGACCGCCGGCGTGCGCATGGCCTACGGCAGCAAGCCGACCGAACGGCTGAATCAGGCAACACAGTTGCTGCATACCTCGGGCATTATGGGTAAGACGGACAAGGCAACTGTCTACCCGACCGCTATGCAGGCGGCACAGGGACTGGATGAGGACTATTTCAGCGGCCAAACTGGCTTCAATGCACACAAGACGATGCATGACCTGTTTAACCGCTCGGATGAGACATGGAGCAGCGAGGACACGCAGAGCCGCGATAGGGCACGTAAGGAACTTTCCGATGAGATGCGCCGCATTATGAAGCGGTACGGCCTTACCTATCAGCCGCGCGACAACGCAGATGATATCATGAACCAGCTGAAAGCCGCCGGTGCGGACGAGCAGACGCTTGCCTATGTGCAGGAAAACATTGATCTGCGGCACGCGGCGGACCGTCTCGGCAACAGCATGGAGGCTGTCGGCAAGCGGTGGATCGCTTCGCTGCCGTCCCTCGTGGACACCTCGCGTCAGGTGAGCGCGAACGTGGAGGAGAGCCGCCAGAACGAGGAATACCGTCAGCTTGAAGAGCAGGAGCAGATGCTTGAACTCACTCTGCAGGGCATGAACAGCACGGCGGCAGACGGCTCGGTTCCGGCAGATTATCAGGCAATGTACGATCAGCTGCAGGAGGTCCGCAAGCGCAAGAACGAGCTGACCGTAAACAAAGGCGTAGATCCGAACAAATGGTCTCAGCGCATGCTGCGCGAGGCGAACGAGGCACAGGCAAACGCCGAGGCCGGTTTAGCGCCTGCGCCGCGCTGGCTGACCGAACAGGGCATTTCCCTTGCGGGCAATGCGCCGGTGATGGTGGCAAGTGCGATTCCGGTCGTCGGTCCGGCGGTCGGCTCGATCATGATGGGCGGCCAGGCGGCCGGTCAGCGCTCGTTTGAACTGAATGAGCAGGGCAAGGGTGCGCGGGAGTCGCTGACGCGCGGTTTGACCTCGGGTGCGATCGAGGCGGCAACCGAAAGACTGCCACTCGGTCAGATGAGCAAGATTTTGCACTCCGGCGGCGTGAATGCCGTAAAAAATATCCTCATCCAGATGGGTGAGGAGGCGACAGAGGAAAGCGCAAGCTATTTCATGAACTATGTTGCGGATAAGGCGGCGCAGGATCCGGACGCAAAGTTCAGCCTGCAGGAGCTTGCCCAGAGCGCCGCAGGCGGCGCGTTCGGCGGTTTGGTGTTTGGTACGGCGGGCGCGGTCGGTTCGAGAGCGGCAACAGATACGGAGCGTATGAATGCCGCTAATGCGTATGATTACAATCAGGTGCAGCAGCTTGTACAGCTCGACAGCGAGCTGCAGGCGGCGCTTAAGCTGCCGGAAGGACCAATTCGGGAACGTGCGGTGCAGACCGCGCAGGATAAGATGGTAAACGCGCTGACCGATATGCAGCGACAGAATGCGGCACGGAGTGCTGAGCTGACTGCGAATTATGACGCGGATCTGCAGAATCATCTTGATCTGCAGGAAAAGGCCGAGACAGCACAGTACCTGAAGGAGCAGGAAAACAGAGCGCTCAATCAGCGTGCGGCTGTACAGGCGATGCAGCAGATGGATACTCAGACGCAGAATAATGTTATCGACCTGCAGGACCGGCTGAACAATGCTTGGACGGAACTGCAGGAGCTCGATCAGGGAGACGGGCGGCTCTCGGTGGCCGAAATGCAGCGCCGTAATCAACTGATGGACGAAATTCGTCAGTTGAACGCACAGCTGAATGAGCAGGGAGTGAAGACCGGCGCTGTTATGCCGGAAATCCAGCAGAATGACATGATCCGCACGGCAGACCGCGGAAACGTGGGTGAAGTGCTCGGTCGGAATCCGGACGGTAGTTATAATGCACTGTTCCGCAATAACGAGACCGGCGCGGAAGGTATCCACCGTGTGGAAGCCGAGAACGCACAGCGGATCGCTGAGCCGGGCACCTATGATGTGGCAAGCGAACAGCAGCGTGCGGCAGCAGCTGAGGAAGCGCTGAATCCGTCGCTCGACGACTCGGAATTTCAGCTTGAATATGAGCAGCAGAGCCAGCCGGAGCAGCCGAAGCCGCTCGGCAACTATGAGATGTACGGCAAGACGCCGAAACAGGCGGCACAGGAGCTGCAGGAACAGCTGAACAGTCAGCACTCGTTTGTCTATGAGTCAGACGAACAGGCGGCACGCCGTGAACAGAACAGCGAGCTGCGCGGCCAGTATGAGCTTGCACAGCCGGTACGCCGCCAGATGGAGAAATTTAAGAATAACCATCCACTCAGCGACAAGGACAACAGCTTACTGCAGGGTGCGCTGCTCAACGGTGCAACGGACAAGTTCTCGCAGGCGGACGATCCTGCGGCCGTTATGCACATGTACCAGCTGACGCAGGAGGAGCAGCGCCTTATGCAGCCGCTGCGGGAGTATGCACAGGCCCGTCGAGACGCTCTCAGTTTAAGCGCGGAAGAAATGGCTGACGCGATTGCAGAAAAAGCAAAGGACAAGCGCATTCCCGGCGCTTACAGCCGTGAGACGATGGAGCGCAACAGTTATGATATTTTCGGCAAGGAAAACCGCCAGTACGCCGAAACGCTCAACGAGCAGTATTTTACGCCGGTGCACAAGGCAGTTGCAGACCGGACACAGTACATCAACACGGTAAAGGACCGGATCGCAAAGCTGAATTTAAGCAAGCACGAAAGCGCACTTGTGCAGATGATGCTGGAAGGCGAGAACGGTGCGGCTGCGGATTATATCGCGGCGAAGAAAATCAAGGTAACGAGCAAGCTGCAGGAACGTGTCGCAAATGGCGTTGCGGAATTCCGCGCCATTTATGACGATATGTACAACAAGCTGTGCGATACCCTGATCGCAAACGGCATGTGGGACAGCGTACCGGGATATCTCAAGGATTATGCGCCGCATTTTACGTTGGACAAGCCGGACACCAAACTTGCGCGTGTGCTGTACAAATTCGGTATTAAGCCGGAAAGTACGCTCAATCTGCCAACTCCGATTGCCGGTATTACGGATGACCGCAACCCAGGTAAGAAGTGGTTCGGAAACCTGCTGCACCGAAACGGTGAGCTGACCGAGTTTGACGCGGTGGCCGGTTTTGACCGATATGTAGAGACGGCCGGCGACGTTATCTTTCTGACGGACAGCATTCAGAACCTGCGTACACTTGAGGATGCAATCCGGTATCGCCTTTCCGATGACGGAACCAGGCAGAAAATCAACGAGATTCGCAAAGACCGCACGTTGGATCCACTCGAACGCCACCAGCAGACGCAGGACGTTTATGACAAGAATGTTGATGACACGAAAAAGCTGCTCGACCAGAAACACGCGGGCATGGGCGGCTATGTTGCCAATCTGCACGAGTATATCAATAATTTGGCAGGCAAGAAAGCCCGCGCGGACCGTGGCTGGGAGGAAATGCTCGGACGCCAGATGTACAACGTGGCAAAGAATGTTGAGGGTAGAGTGGCGGCGAATATGATCGCGCTGAACCCCGGCTCGTGGATCACAAACTTTATTCCGCTCACACAGGCTGCCGGTGAGGTGAGCACGCCGAACCTCCTGCGTGCGGCTTACGACACGGTAAAGAGTGCGATTCGGGACGATGGTTTTACGGATGGTTCGGTATTTTTGACCAACCGTGAGGGCACGCAGATGCTTGACCGGACGCTGACGCGCAAGGTCTCCGATCTGGCCGGAATGCCGATGGAGGCTATCGACCATTTCACGGCCAACATTGTGACGCGTGGCAAGTACCTCCAGAACATTGCAGACGGTATGACGGTAAACCAGGCGTTTGAAAATGCCGATGCGTTTGCTTCTAACCTGATGGCGGACCGCTCCAAAGGTGCACAGCCGACAGCATTTAATGCCGTCAACCCGATTCGCAAGATGTTTACCATGTTCCAGCTGGAGGTCAATAACCAGCTGAGCTACTTAGCAAAGGACCTGCCGAGGGCCAAGCAGAACAAGGCTGCGCTTGCATGGTCGTACACTAAGATTTTTGCCGGTGCTTATCTGTTTAATCAGGTATACCACCAGCTGACCGGCCGTGATTCGGCGCTTGACCCGATCGGCATGATCGTTGATGCGTTCGGATTGGACGACGATGACGACAAGGACAAGAAGAAAAAGTCCGGCGTGGACATTGCGCTTGACCTTGGCGAAAATATTGCGGAACAGATTCCGTTTGTCGGCGGTCTGCTCGGCGGCGGCCGTGTGCCGATCTCCTCGGCCTTTCCGGATTTCGGCAAGCTGAAAGAGGAATATGAGAACGGCTACGACAACAAGCGCATTGCGCTTGATGCGGCAAAGAGCGCGGCCAACTCGGCGGCGTACCTGCTGCTGCCGTTCGGCGGCGGTGCTGTAAAGAAGGCGCTTGAGGGCGCGGCAACCGTATATGCGGGCGGCAGCTACAGTCTGGACAAGAACGGCGAGAAGATCCTGCAGTTCCCGCAGTACGGCCAGAGTCCGAGAGATTGGGCGCAGGCTATGCTGTTCGGCAAGTCGTCGCTGCCGGGCGCGCAGGAGTGGGCCGACGATGATTACAACAGCCTGAACGCAGACGAGACGAAGGTATTCGAGGAGCTGCGGCAGCGCATGAGCTGGAACAAGGACGAGAATGGCAACACCATCGACAATTCCGAGGCGGTATTTGCGGCTATTAAGGCCATGAAGGCAACCACTGCAGACGCCAAGGAGAAATACGGCTACGAGAATTACAAGGAGATTGCGGCGGCGTCCATCCGCAAAATGCTGCTGGAAAACAACGACCTGACGCCGATGCAGAAGAAAACGCTCGACCGCGAACTGATCACAGCCGGTGATTCCGCAGACTACACCTCTCAGGATGCGTTTGATATTAGCCAATATGTGCGAGAGTCCAGACAGGACGACGCGGCCGAGGCAATTAAGCACGGTATTTCGGTTGATGATTTCGTCAAGTGGGACAGCGTGATTGAGCAAACGCTTGCGGACAACTATGTTGACGCCAAGGACTACGAGGACGGCGAGAACAACCAGCTTTACGCGAAAAACGCTGTGCTGCAGAACATCCTCGACGAGTATGACAAGGACGGCGAACATACGGATGCGGAAAAGAACGCGTTTGCGGACTATGTGCTCGTTTCCGCCATGGGCGAGAGCGACAAGGAGCGTTGGGATGCGGTAAAGGGTACGGTAAATGCGACCGACTTTGTGAAGTTTGCCGGTGACATGGCAACCTTCAACAAGGAGTACAAGGGCTCCGGCATGAGCAAGAGCGATGCGATGCAGTCCCTTCTCAACGGCTATGGCAATCTGTCCGACACGCAGAAGGATGCGCTTTTCGGCGCTTACAGCGACAGTGCTTCCGGCAATGCGTTCCATATTTCCAAGTACGAGGAAGCGATTAAGGACCGCAAGTTCTACGGCTACCTCAAAGACGCAGGCAAAAAGGAGCTGCGCTCCATGCTCAACAGCTACGAGCAACACGTTGCGGACAACGACAAGCTGTCCGGCTGGGAGGCCAAGGCGGCAGTTGCCAAGGAGGCCGGTATTTCGCCTGGTGTTTATGCGCTGTTCCAGATGGCGCTCAAGGCGGCAGACACGGACGGCAAGGGCGTAAGCCAGGCAAAGGCCAAGGCGGCCGTGGAATCCATTGACGGACTTTCCCAGGCACAGAAGGCTTACCTCTGGCAAAGCTCGAACCGCAAATGGAAGAAGAACCCGTTCGGTTCAGCAACGGTTTCCGAGTACAAGTACGCGGGCGGCGAGTTCGCAAACCCGGTTGAGGGCGGAACGATTTCAAGTAAGTTCGGTCCGCGAGATGCGTTCGCGACAAGCAACGGTGCCTCGTCCTCGCGTTGGCACAAGTCTATTGACATTGCCGCGCCTGCCGGTACGGCAATCAAGTCGGTTCAGGGCGGCAAGGTAACCGCGAACGGCTGGGTTTCCGGTTACGGCTGGACGATTGAGGTAACACATGACAACGGCTATGTGAGCATGTACCACCACATGCAGAACCAGAGCAGCGTTGCGGTCGGCACGGAAGTAAAACAGGGGCAGACGATAGGCAACGTCGGCAGTACCGGCAACTCGACCGGTCCGCACCTCGATCTGACGATCACCAAGGACGGCACGCCAGTGGATCCTGCGTCGCTCATCGGCGATTACAAGAATGCCAAGACCGGGTACGTCTACGAAGGCTCGCCGGTTTACACGCAGCTGTCCTCGGCGGCAAGCAAGAGCAAAAAGAGTTCCGGCGGCTCGGGGAAGTCGGGAGGAAGCAGTTCCGGCGGACTTAAGCAGCTTAAGGGACTTAGCGGGCTGAAAGGATTGGGATTCTGATAAGAAAATGAGAAAGCGCCGTCGGTTGACGGCGCTTTTTTTGTCGTTTCGTAAACCTATAACATTTTATGCTTTGACAGCAATAACTTAAATGTTAGAGGTTTGAGGTATAGCAATTTTGGGGTGGATTGTCAGATGGAGGTCGCTTTTGGCTTTGCCGTAGACACGGACGGTTTTATGGTAGTCTATACGGCGGATTACCTGCTTTAAGAGAAGATTTTGTTCTTTTGGATCTTCCAGTGTGGGGTATACGTCCAGCACATGACGGATGAGTGGCGCGGAGTTCTTCTGCGCTTCAATGTCTGTCTGTTTATTATGGAGTTTGCGCTCGATCTCGTGCTTTGTCTTTAGCAGTGCGGTCTGATCCTGGCTGATTGCGGATTGACGCTGCAGGAAGGTTTCCTTACTGTAAACACCATCTTCGAGCAGTTCATAGGTACGCTGCAGACGGTGGTTTATATCGGTAAGCTGCTTCTCGATATTCTGCAGTGCGATTTCTTCGCTTTTCGTGTCCAGAAGGGCAGGAGAGCTGAGTTCGATCTCGTGAAGAAATTCGCGGAGAGACTGCAGGACAAGGCTTTCCACATCTTCAAACAGACTGGAGACGGTAGAGCAGGACGGATTTTCACAGCCAAACCGGATTTTATCTTCACGGCGGTATGGATGGCGAGACATCAGTTTACCGCATTGGTCGCAGTAGACCAGTCCGGCCAGCGGATTCATCTGCTGGTATTTGCGCGGTACACGCGGCGTAACGGTGTCTTTCATGCGCTGTTGGACGCTGTACCAGACGTCCCGCGGGATGATCGCTTCGTGTATTCCTTCGTACAGCTCACAGTTTTTATTGACCGGTCGCTTGGTTATCAATTTGCCTTTTTGCACGATTTTTGTGTTGACCTTCATGGCACTGGGGATAAAACCGGCATAGTGCGGGTTCTGCAGGATGGCACGGGTAGTCGCGGGCACCCATTTTTTATCGAGCGGTGTGCGGATCTTCATAGCGTTCAGTTCGTTTGCGATTTCGGAAAAGCCTTTGCCGGAAAGATACATATCGTAGATGGTGCGAATCACACCGGCCTGCGGCTCAACCGGTCGAAGGGACCAGCCGCGGCCGTCCAGTTTGTAGCGTTCATAGCCGTAAGGCGGACGTCCGGGAACGTAGTGGCCTTCTTTCTTGGAGGCTCTCGTTCCGGCCAGCTGACGGCGGCGGATCATGCGGTACTCCTGCCGCGACATGAACAGGCCGAACTCCATCCATTCCTCGTCCGCCTCCTGCGTGGGGTCGTAGGTTTTGGCGGGTGTTACGATGAGTGTGCCTGAAAACTTAAACGCTTGGGCGACGATACCCTGATCTATCGTATCACCACGCGCGAGACGCGAGGTCTCGGTGACGAGGACGCCCTTCCAGCGGCCGTCCTCCACCTCGGAGAGAAGCTGCTGCATGACAGGTCGGTTTGCGATACGCTCACCGGAGACGATTTCACGGTATATCGCGCCGATCGGCAGGGCGCGGGACTTGGCAAGCTCCATGAGGATATGCTCGTGCCGGGCGAGGGTATCGCCCTCGCCGTGCGCCTCGGCTTCGAGGTCGGCACGGGATTTGCGTAAATACATGGCGTATTCCATTTGCATGGTATCACTTCCTTAGTTACCAGAGCCGATATGATTGAGCAGGAAGCAGAGGACAGCAGCCACAAACGGAACAACAGCATAGCTGAGAATGGTTCCGAGGCGGCCGGACAGCAGCTTGTTTGAGGATCGTGCAACGAGCGCTTCCCAGATTCCGCTGATAATGAGCGAACAGAACAGGCCAAGAAAACCGCCTGCAAGCATGACTGCATAAGCGAACAGTGCGTCCCAGGCGTTCTGAATCGGACGGCTGGACAGGCAGTTGATTGCGGTAATGACGTTTGCGCCTGCAAAGGCGGCAAAGTTTACTTTGCGGTGCTTGATACGCAGTTCTTCGGCGAGTGCATCCGCTTTATGCTTACGGCGCACAATCTCATCACGGGCAATCTCCAACGTGAGACCTTCCGGACGCTTGCGGCGGATATAGGAGCGCGCCCAGTCCTCTTTGCTGAGGCTGTTGGCGTACTGGAGGCGTTCGATATTATCAAACTCTACTTCATCCAGAAACAGACCGGCATTTTCAAATTCTTTTTGAATATCATATTTTTCCCGTTGCATATTGATAAAATCCCCCAAACTATGTTAAAATAGTGCTGGAGGATTTCATCCGTTCGGGGGTGGGGTTCCTTTCGAGCCGTTGTCAGGTGCGTTCTAACAGCTCTATATTCGGGGAATTATCGCCTTTCATCCATTTCGTTACGCTCATCTTTGATACGCCGAGCGCTCTTGCTATCTCCGCTTGTGTATATGGTGAGCGTTCGAGATAGTATTTCAAGTTCTTGCGTATCGTTTCTCTTATATCCATGGGGTTCACCTCCTTTCTATGAGTAAATTATATCATGACTGGTGGCGTATGTAAACATGCTAGTAAAGAAAAAGTTTACCTATTTTCTGAAAAGCTCTTGACAGTAAACGTGAAGTTGACTATAATAAAGGCACAGTAAAGATAAAGTTTACAGAGGAGGTGCAAGTTATGAAAATCGCTGACAATATCCTTGCATATATCCGTGCAAACGGCATTCGGCAGAAGATTATTGTTGATAAGTGCGGTTGGTCTAAGCAAAAAGTTTACAGCATGCTCCATGGAATCAATCGAATTTCGGTTGAGGAATACGGCATGATATGCAAGGCCCTCGGGGTACCGGTTGAGTTCTTCTACCTGTATAACAGTGAGGATAAGACAACCCCCGCCAGCAGCAGCTGACGGACAGGAAAGGACATACCATGAAGTACGAAGTTTGGGTGTTGGAGAAGCGCCTGGTCGGTGAGAACCGCTGGCGGCAGTTTTTCTGCGACAACAAGCAGGAAGCGCTTGACGTCGTGGAGGGATTTATTGATATTGCGGAAAAGATCGAGGTGAAACCTGTATGAAACCATTCAACGAATACCTCGCCATGACGGCAGAACAGATCATGGCTGACCCGGAAGCGCCGGAGAGCCTGCGGATCGCGGCCCGCATTGAGCTTGAGAAAGCACAAAAGTTCAATTTAGAGGCAGAAGCGGCGCGGACGGCAACAGACAAGCCGGTTTAAGCATAGGCTTTAGAAAGGGGTGGTTACGGTGGCAATCGTGGCTGAATATCATTATCCGAACGGTACGGTCTACATTGACGACGACGGCTACCGTGACGTTCCGCCGGATGAAATGCAGCGGCGCATTGAGCGGCTGCAGAAAACGGCGTGGGAATTATATCTCAAAAACGAGAGGAGAAAGGGAAATGAAAACCTGTAAGATGGCAATGGCCGCGTGCGGCGCGGTGCTGGCTGGTGTGGTCTACGGCTGTATCGCGGGCTTCTGCCCGCGCGGCGATGCGGTCATTTGCGCCGGGATGATGGCGCTGTGCCTGGCTTACTGCCGGGCAAGCATGATCTATCGCAAGCGCCGCCGCCAGCGGCAGGAGGCTGAGGCCCGCCGCGCTGCCCGCGAATCGCTCAACCGCGCGGTCTGGCGTGCGGACTTTATGAGGCAGATCAGATGAAGCATCCGGACTGGAAAGAAACCAAGGAGCAGCGGCGGATGCTTCGACGCATTGCCACGGATTTGGCGATGGAGGAGCTCTATATGCTGAAAAAGGCCGAGGCGAAGCGCAAACGGCAGTTTGACAAGCTGCTGCTCGAGCGCTGGAAAGCCCGGCAGGCCGCAAAGAACGGTGGGGGCGGTCACGATGGTTAGATTCAGCGGGCTGGAAATCAAGCCGTACAGCCAGCTTACCGAGCTGCCGCGTGTGCGGATCGACAGGGTGCGCGTTGAGGTTCAGCGCACCCTGTTTGGCGAGGTGGAGTATCACCTTGTCGGAACCTACGGCGATGAGGGCAAGGCTTACCCGATCTGTCAGCCGTTTACCGATCTGCCAGATGTATGGGAAAAGAAGAAAGAAATAGAAAGCGCCATTTTCAAGGCGCGTCAGGAGGAGAAATATGCGAGAAAAAGAAAAGACGCGGGTTATCTGGAGACACCCGCAGGGCCGGTTTGAGATACAGGAGACCGAGCATTACAGTCTGTTCGATCACTGTACTTACTACACGCGCGAATGCGTATTTACGCCGCAGGACGATGCGCGCGGGCTGTGCAGCGAGGTGCCGACAGCCATTTATGTGCCGGAGGAAATCAAGCAGGAGGGTCGGTGGCAGCCGCGCGTGACGGATGAGGAAAAACAGCGGCTTGCGAAAATGTATCAAGCAGGCATGCCTATTCGCGCTATTTCAAGGGAGACCGGACGGGCGTATGAGACGATCACAAACGTGCTGGAGGAGCTGGGCTGCCGGAAGAAGAAGCCGCACCGAACTTCCGTACACTGGACGCACGAGGAATATCAGAAGGCGGTTGCTATGCGCAAGCGCGGCTATCTGCTCAAGGAGATCGGCGCGGCACTCGGCAAGAGTGATCATGCCGTACAGAATAAGTTTGCGAGGGAGGGGTACTAAATGAGCGTTCGGAAAATCCGTGAGGCGGTGCATGCCGCCGAGGGCAACGCCCGCCAGATGGGCGAAGTTGTACTGATGATCGCCCAGGCGGACGAGCACGCCGCAGAGGTGATCGCGGCTGACCTCGATAATCCGGAGATGAGCTTTGACAAGTGCTTCGCGGCGCTTCGGGTGTATGCGCAGAAGCATCAGAAGGGCGGTTTCTGGGGGTGCATGTGCAACAGCTACGACCCCGAGAACCCGGTGATCAAGGTCGCGGCTGACTTTTACAAGGTGGATTTGGGTGCGGCGGCAAGCGAGACGCCGGAAACCCAACCGCTTGGGCGCGGCAGTGATGATCTGGATTTGATGAGTCTGCTGTAAGGAGGCGGGAATCGTGTTTGAGGTCAACGACATTCCGCCGATCGACGGTTGGGAGCTGCAGCAGCTGATCGCCGAGAATGTGCAGCACGAGGAATTTCTGTTTTTCCGGTTTTACGCCGGGGATGAGCAGGATTACTTTGGGCCGGACAGCTACACCAAGCGGTATGAATGCTTCTGCACGGCCTGCCGGGAGCGGTTTACCGAGCCGCATTCCGCCGGACCGGCCAGCAAATGGAGGATATGCCCGCGCTGCGGCAGGAGCGTTACGCCCAAACGGTGGGCGGCAAACGATCATGCGGCGGCGCTGCGCAAGGTATCATTCGCGTTTCACTTTTTCCAGGTTGGTCCTCACGGCGAGCTGTGGCTGACCTCCTGCCGGGTGCGGATGTATCCGTATTTCCTGCTAGAGAAATACACTGCGTTTGAATACTGCCGGTATGTCTTTTCTGCCGCCGGTGCGAAAAAGTGGAGCTGGCAGTATGACGGCTGGGCGCTGCGGAAAAACTGCATGTTCCGGCACTGGTACGACATGGGCGGCGGCCGCCGGGATGATTTCTGGGTGCTGCCGAGTGAGCAGGAGCTTGCGGCAAGCGCTTTGCGGTACAGCCAGCTTACCGAGGCATTCGCTGTGCTGCACGATCTGACCGGGTATCTGGCGCTTTACTGTAAATATCCGGCGGTGGAATACCTGTGGAAGATGGGGTTCGGCCGCTGGCTGCGGGAGCGCGAGCAGGGCGGCGGCGATTATTTCCGCCGACTGGTAAACCTGCGGGCGAAGGAGCCGAAAAAGCTGTTCCGCGGACTCGGCAAGGCAGATGTGCGGCTGATCCGCAATGAAACCCTTTCAACTGCGGCGAAATACAGCTGCTTGAAACGGGCGGGCGCAGCGCGCGCAGATGCCGCAAGCCTTTCGTTCGCCCGGGCGGCGGATACCGCGATGTTTGATGTCGCTGCGTTTTCGCAGCGCTGCGGCGTGACGGCGGCAGAACTGCGGAAGTACATTGAAAAACAGCGGAAGCGCTCTGATCTGGGACTGTCGGCGGTGATGCGTGAGTTTGCCGACTATCATGCGCAGCTGGAACGGCTTGCGCCGAACGCGGACAAGCTGCCGCATGATCTGCATGAGGCGCACGCCCGATTGAGCGCGCGCGAGCGGCAGTTGCTGAATCGCGGAAAAAACGAGAAATTCCGCACACGGCGGCATTTGCTGCAGTGGATGAGATGGAAGTGGGGCGGGATGTTTATCCGTCCGATCGACAGCGCAGAGGAAATTGTGCGCGAGGGCGAGGAACAGAACAACTGCGTTGCAGGCTATGCAGACCGGCACGCGGACGGCATGACCATCATCATGGTGCTGCGCCGGTGCAGCGAACCGAGGAAACCGTGGCACACGGTAGAGATTGACCCGGCAACGCTGAAGTGCCGCCAGTGCTACGCCGCGTGCAATCACAAGCGCACGCCGGAGGCGGCGGAATTTATGGACAAGTACCTCGACCATTTGCGCGAGGTTACGAAAATGATAAGGAGGTCAGCTTAAATGAGCGAGAATGTTGTGGCGGTACGCTCGATCGAGATCGTAACCGCGGAAATCACGATGATCCGGGACAATGCCCGGAAAGTCTTTTTGGAATCGGTCATCCAGATTGGCACGCGGCTTGAGGAGGCAAAGCAGATGGTGCCCTCCGGCGAGTGGACGGCTTATCTGACGGACAAGCTCTGCTACAAGCCCAGTACGGCGCAGAATTATATGCGCATTGCGCGCGAGTTCGGCGGCGGGCAGGTGAGCCTTACCGGCAAGACGGCGGCGGATGCCTTTGGACAGTTATCCTATTCGCAGATCCTGCCGCTGCTCGGCATGGCCGAGGAGGAGCGCGAGGAGTTTGCCGAGGAGCACGATCTGCCCAGCATGAGCAGCCGCGAAATTGCGGCGCTCGTCAAGGAGCGGGACGAGGCCAAGGAGGCCGCAGAGAAGGCGACCGCTGAGAAAGCTGCTGCGGAACTCAAATTCGAGGGTGCCGCAAAGGCACGGGAAACCGTATTGCACGAACTGAAACTTTCGCAGGATGAATGCGATGTGGTCAAGCAGACTGCCGCCGATCTGCAGAAACAGCTTGACGCTATCGAGGACAAGCCTGCGGAAGTGCGGGAACTGACTGAGGAGGAATTGGAGGAAATCCGCTCCAAGGTACGCGAGGAGAACGCCGAGGCCGCCAAGGCTGCAGAGGAGCGCGCCCGCGCTGCAGAGGAAAAGCTGGACAAGGTGAAGAACCCTGCGGCGCACAAGGTCAATTTTCTGTTTGGCGAGGTGCGCGGACTGGTCGAGCGACTCGAGCAGGCGCTCGCGGAGCTGCAGCAGTCTGATGAGGCCGCCCGCGAGAAGTTCGCAAAGGTGATTGCGGACTGGCTGCGCAAGGAAGGGGATCGTCTGGCGTGAAGAAGAAAGGCAAAGGCAAGCCGCGGGGCATGAATTACGCCGATGTGCTCAAGGCGCGGCGGGATCGCTTGCAACTGGAGATGGATGAGGCGGCGCTTTTGAACGTCGAGCAGAGCATGCAGCGGTATCTCTGGCTGATGGCGGTCAGCCTGCACGATGCTTACGGCTTCGGTCCGGAGCGCCTGCAGAAGTTTTTCGAGGCGTTTCAGGAGAACTCGGACGAGCTTGCGAAAATGCGGGCAGAGGTAGACGACGATTACGCCTTTGAAAAGCTGCGGCTGCGGGCGGAGGACGTCAGCCGGATGGATATTCGTTATTACGGGAAACTCAAGATTGATTAGGAGGAACTGATACATGAATGCAAAGAGAGCGGCAAAGCTGATGCAGATCGCCCATTATTACGGCGAGGAAAAGCAGGTTTGCAAGCTGATGGAAGAATTGGGCGAGGCTACGAGCGCGGCAAGTGAGGTGCTGATGCTGCTCAGCTATCACGAGCAGGGCGGCAAGAAACGAGATTTGACCGCGAGACTGGAACACCTTGCCGGAGAACTGGCTGATGTGGTCAATGTCACTGAGCAGATTATCCAGCTGTTTGGGCTGGAAACTGATTTTAAGGTGGCGCGGCACGCGGGGATTCAGAAAACCTTGAAGAGAATCAGAGAGGAGGAACAGGCGAATGAGACACGAGATGAGCCTGCGCGGCGGAATCTTTAATGATGCGGTCGATTTGTTCGATACGAAGCTGCGTGATGTTCTGAATACCCTGCTGCGGCAGGGCTTGAGCGAGGGCAGTGTAACACTCAAAGTTAATGTGGAGCTTTGGAACGTGGGAGAGCATGACGAGAACGGTATCTATCACGAAACCAACAAGACCCATTTTGATTACAATGTTACCTCAGCCATTACGCAGAAAAACAAGTCTAACGGCGAGGTCAAGGAGATGCTCAAGCTGCGCTGCGTGGACGGTCAGCTCGAACTGCGCGATCTCGACGAGAACACGCTGTTTGATATTGTGGAGGGTGGTGTTCAGGATGGAGCGCAGCCCGGCAGAGACGGCACACCTGGTTGATTCCCATTACAGCCGGAGCTTCGGCAGACCGCCGGATGCGGAAATGCGTGAGTTTATCCGGAACGCTGCCGAGCACGGTCTGACAGCGGACGAGCTGATCAACTGCATGACGGCGGCTGTGGTTACTTACGGCTTCGGCGCCTATGAGCGCGATTACCGAAAGGTTTTCGTGGCTGAGGCGCGGAAGGTTTGGAAAATGAAAAGAAAAGCCAGCCCGTGAAGGGCTGGCTTTGAGGGTTAAGGTTTCGTTGTGAGGCGGTGACCGAGACGGATTTCTTCTTCGGTCCAGCCTGCGCGGCGGCGCTGGTAATCGCGCCGACGTTCTTTTTCATGCTGTGCGGCTTTGATGGACTTTTCTTTTTTGCATTCTGCACACACACGGCTTTCCGAAACGTTCAAAAGTAATTTTCCGCAATTTGTGCAAAAATGCAGATTTTTGGGCGGGTTCTTGGATGATTCTATCAGCTCTGCGTTGTGGAGAATAAGATCGCGGAAGCTGACTGCTTCATCCAAGGACGGAAAATCTTTTTTCAGAAGGTACTTTTCGATTGTCACGCAATACTTCCCGGACGAACGCAAATAGATGTACTTTTCATCTATTTTGTTCTGGATATTTAGACGTTTGGCGTTGGCGCAGCCGCACGAAACGACACTTTTGCTGTAAAAATAGCTTGCACCGCGTTCGATCACCTTGCCGCAGCGCTTGCACTTTGCAACGTAGTGCCGCGGGTCCGGCTGCGAGATAAATTCAAACGGTCCGCCCGGCCGCAGAAGCGGCGGAAGAACTTTCACAAGCTGAGAGGATTTATCAGCTGCGATTTGCTCCTCTGTCCAGCCGAGCTTATTACGGCGCTGGAAGTTGCGGGACTTAATGCGGATGCGCTCTTGTTTACATTCCGGGCAAAATCGCGCTTTGTTTTCGGCCGGGAACCGTTTGCCGCATTGCTGACAAACGCGGTCGTAAACCCTCGAAACCGTCCAGCCGTGGCAGCGATAGCGGCCAATGGATGTTGCGAGCTCTTTTGCTTCGCGCTCGGCGGCGGCATCGTCACCGGGCGGCAGATCGAAAAGCTCGGGATTTTCACGGCAGAAGTTGGACAGGTTACGGCAGATATATTCGTTTTTGCCGTCGGAAAGCATAAAGGATTTAGCTTTTAGATTTTGTTCAAACTTGCCGGTGTTGGGCGAGGCTTTTAGTGCGGTGATACGCTTTTCGGGCGACTGCTGCGAGTCTTTAAGAGCACAGCCGCAAGAGGTTGTGTGACCGCTTACAAGATTGCCGCCCTGCACGGTAGTATCTTTTCCGCAATCGCAATGACATAGATACATTGTGGCGTTGCGCTGCGGGTCGTAACCTTCGCGCTGTACTACAGTCAATCGCCCGAAACGGTCTCCGGGAAGGATGACGCGCGTTTCGGTGCGTTTGCCTGCGGTGATCTCGTCTTCCGTCCAACCGGCTTTTTTGCGTTTCCAATTTTTCTGATACGCAACACGGCAATCCGGGCAGCGCTTGGCGGATGTTGCACCTGCAAATGGTTGACCGCAGTCAACGCAGATGCGCATGGTTTCCGGGGCGCTTGCAAGCGATTGATCGCGGTATGCGACAGCCTCGGCAAGCGTGGGGAATGTGCCGTCTATTCCTAAACGTGGGATGTGAACACGATATTTCCCGCGGCTTGGATAGATATATTTTTGATCTGCCATGGTTAAGCCCTTGTATACAGGCCGGCGGCCTGTAGGAGAGCAAGGCGGACATATTCCGGGCACTTGCTTGCACCGGATTCCCAGTTTTCCAGCGTGCGGACCGGAACGAGGAAACGAGCGCTGAACGCCGGACGGGACAGGCCGAGCGCCTGCCGCATATCCTTGATGGATGTATGAACTGCAGTCCAGAGCGCGTCAAGCTCGCGGAGACGATCTGCGGGAACCGGTGAGCCCTCCGGGTCATCCCAGATAGCAGAGAGCGCCGAATCGGAAACAAATTCGGCACGGTCGGGAGAGGTTGAAGCCTCTCCCCACAGGATGTTGAATTGATGGTCGGTCATGGTGTTAGTCCTCCTTAGTATACCGGGTTTTCTTTGTCGAGTTCCCACTCTTCGCCGAACTTCTCAGCATGGGCCTTTGCGTAGGCGGTGAAGAACTCCTGCTCGGTGCAGGGTGCCAGCTCGGCGGTAAGCTCTTCGCGAATGTCATCGTCCATAAGCTCTACTGCTACTTCGTAGTTGATCTCGGTTCCGTAAGTATTCTTTACTGTCATGATGATCGTTCCTTTCATTATTCGGGTGTGTATCTCTTTTCTATGGTCTTATTATACCACCAAATTGGTGGTGCGTCAATAGAAAACCACCAAATTAGTGGTGCAAAGATTGCGCAGGAATTTGTGCAATTTGTATATGGTCCGCCGCGGGTGCGTGAGCCGGGCGGGTCAAACTCTTTAGTTAACGAATGAGCGTTAAAGGTGAATTATGATTTATCAAAAACAGGAGTGCAATGGTGCGCTCTATCAGATGTGTTTATATTCCATGGGCACGATGCCGGGCATGTCGCCCAGGCAGAGGGCGGGCAGACGGCGGACAACCGAGAAGGCCAAGCAGGAGATCAACCGGCGACAGCGCAAATGGCGGCTGATGCAGCTGATCAACGCGAATTTTGTGAGCGGCCGGGATCTGTTTGTGTGCCTGACGTATGCGCCGGAGGCGTCCAGAGCGCGTGCTTTGGAGAAATTCCATGCGAAGATGAAAAAGGCGTACGCCAAGATTGGCCTTACCTACAAATACATAGCGGTAACAGAGGAGCACGATATGGATGGCGAGCCGGTGCGGCTGCATCATCACCTGATTCTCAGCGGCGCGCACGGCGTGCAGCTGGCCGAGGTGGTGCGCGAGTGCTGGGCTTCCGGTCTGGCCGATGTGCGCACACTGCGCGAGGGTGCGGACTTTTTTGAGGACACCGCCATCTATCTGCTCAAGGAGGACAGCCACAAGGGCAAAGGTGCGCGGAGATACTCCACCAGCCGCAATCTGACCCCGCCTGCAGAGCCGGTTCGGCTCAGACTGGGCGAGGAGGAGGAGGCCGAAGTGCCGCCCGGCGTAAAAATTATCGAACACGTGCAGAATGCGAATGAGTTCGGCCGGTATGAGGTTATGGTTGGCCGGATTTACGATCACGCCGCGTTCGGCGCATGGTGGCAGATACAGCGACGCAAGGCTGCTCCCGATCCGTGGGAACGGCTGCGTAGGAGACGGCAAAGAAAAGTTTAAGATATCGGCGGCAGGGTCCGCCTGACAGCCTTGTAGGGGGTCTAACAATTCCCCTGCGGTTTGTCGGAGAGGTTCGGACGAATGAATACAGAATGTAATCACATTACTGTTTGTACTCTCTCAAAGGACGGAGCGCGCGGAAGCGCGTAACGGTGACGAGCGCAAGGCGGGAGGCCGATGCGGCAGGAGGTGTATCTGGTGACAAAAGACAGATTGCGGCAAATTGAAAGTCTGGTCTGTGAACTGGAAGAAGAAAGAGAACGGTTTGCGCGGGAGGCGCGGCACCACAAGCGGATCGAGGAAACGTACGGCGTCGGATGTCTATTCGGCCGGGATGCACTGGACGCGGCACGCGATCGGCTGCAGGCCATTGAGGCCGAGTGCCAGGATGAGCGCGACACGGTGCGGCAGTGGATTGACAGCGTTTCCGACTCCATGACGCGGCGCGCCCTGCGGCTGCGGTACCTGGACGGCAAAAGTTGGAGCGAGTGCGCCCGGCGGATGGGGTACGCCGATGAGAGCGGACCCCGCAAGCTCGTGGAGCGATACCTGCGGATTGGGTGACGCGCATGCACCCTGTCCGCTTTGCTGTGCCCTGCGGTGTAAAAATAGGGCATGCCTTAACGTGCAGGAGCGGAAAAACGGCGTAAACGTAAAAATAAAGTCGGTTTTGCGTTATATTTACAAGTGTAAAGCCAAGTCAAGAATGTAAACTTTACAAACCATCAACAGGAGTGTGGACAAAATGAAAATTGGCTATGTGCGTGTGTCAACGGTCGAGCAGAACGAGGCGCGGCAGGTGGAGGCGTTGCAGAAACACGATATCGAGCGTTGGTACATTGAGAAGATCAGCGGCAAAAATCTGGATCGCCCTAAGCTGCAGGAGATGCTCGACTTTGCGCGTGAGGGCGATACCGTGTATGTGCTCGACTGGTCGCGTATCAGCCGCAGCACGAAGGACCTGCTGGAACTGGTTGATCGGCTCGGCGCGAAGGGCGTGCACCTGTACAGCCTGAAAGAAAACTTTGACACCTCGACACCGCACGGACGTATGGTGCTGACCATCCTCGGCGCGATCAATGAATTTGAACGAGCAAACATGCTCGAACGTCAGAGGGAAGGCGTTGCGATCGCCAAGCGCGAGGGCAAGTACAAGGGGAGGAAAAAGACGGAGATTGACGATGTTGCCGGTGCCTATCATGACTGGGTGACACGGCACAAGAGCAAGGCAACGATCGCACGGGAAAACGGGATCAGCAGGCCGACACTGGATCGGCTGCTGAAGGAGTACGAGCGGGAGGTTGTTGCGAAATCGAATAGCTGAAAACACAAGCGCTTAGGCGGGCTGTATGGCTCGGCTGAGCGCTTTTTTTGCTGTCAGAACAAAGTTGTCCGTTTTGTCCGATTTTCCCGATTATACTTGTATTCAGCAAAGACAGACACGCGCGGGAGGTGATTGGATGCAGCAGCGCGGGAGTAAGTATGACCAGAAAATCAAAGACGAGGCGCTGGCACTGATTGCGTCCGGCGTGAAAATCTCCAATGCGTCGGTGCGGCTCGGAATCCCCAAGAGCACGTTATCGGATTGGGTACACACCCAGAACGAGAGCGACGAGGACGGCGTGGCTGCCCGGCGGGAAATCCGCAGAAAGCAGATCGCACGGTGCGAGAAGATCGGTGACAAGGTTCTGCGTGCGCTCGACCGCAAGGCCGAGGCCGCTGCGAAGGACACCCGGACCATCAATGACGGACTGGCAGTGCTTGAAAAAGCGGCCAAGGACGGCGTGATCGGGCTGAGTGAAGCCGAGGTGGCAAGTCTCAGAAACGTTGTAAGCGATTACACCGGCGTCGGCCTGCGCGAGCTGGCCGGAACCATGAAGGATGTTGCGGCAAGACAGGAAACGCTTGAGGCCCATCTGGCTGAGAAGGAAGAAGCGGCTCCGGAGATCAACCTGCAGCTGACGCTTGTTGATCCGGCAAAGGCGGTTAGCGATGAATCTTGATTTTCAGATCACGCCGAAACAGCAGCTGTTTATGGACACGGATGCTTTCGAGGTCCTTTACGGCGGTGCAGCCGGCGGCGGCAAGACGTTTATTCAGGCGCTGGACGCTCTGGTGTATGCGCTGCGGTATCAGGGCAGCAGACAGCTGATCCTCAGACGCACATTTAAGGAGTTGGAACGCTCCATGGTGCCGCAGACGATGGAGTTGTATCCGGCCAGTGTTGCCAGCTACAACACGAGCAAGCACATTTGGAAGGTTGGTCGCTCCACCATTGAGATGGGATACATTGCAACCGAGGGCGATGTGCAGCAGTACCAGTCCGCCGAGTACGACGTGATCCGGTTTGATGAGATGACGCATTTTACCGAGAGCATGTACACCTACATGATCTCTCGTGTGCGTGGCACGCGGCCGTTTCCGAGACACGTCAAATCGACCGCTAACCCCGGCAGTGTGGGACATACCAACGCCAAGAGCCGGTTTATCGACATTGGCGCTCCGATGGAGGTACACCGCTGCGAGGGCGGCACGCGGCTGTTTATTCCGGCCAAGCTGGAGGACAACCCGTTTCTGCTTTCCAAAGACCCACAGTATGAGGAACGCATGAAGAACCTGCCGCGTGAAATCTACATTGCACTGCGTGAGGGCAACTGGGATTACTACGTCGGACAGTATTTCACCGAGTTCAAGCGGGAGCTGCACGTTGTTCGTCCGTTTGAGATTCCGGCATGGTGGAGACGGTATGTTGCGATCGACTACGGCCTCGACATGCTGGCGGCGTACTGGATCGCGGTGGATGAGAACGATTATGCGGTGGTTTACCGTGAGGTTTACCAGCCCGACCTTATCATCCCGGAGGCGGCCAAGCGACTGTTGAACGCAAACTGTAATGACGATATCACGGCATGGTTCGCGCCAAAAGACCTGTGGAACAGGCGGCAGGAGACCGGCAAGAGCGTATCCGACTTGTTTGCGGAGTACGGTCTGTATCTCTCCAAGGTGAGCAACGGCCGTGTGGCCGGATGGTACGAGCTCAAGCGCCGGCTGCAGCCTGTGCCCGATGTGGATGGTACACTCAGACCGAAATTGCAGATTTTTGATACCTGCTTGAATCTCATTCGCACACTGCCGGGCTTGCAGCACGACGAGAAGAACCCTAACGATACGGCAACCGAGCCGCACGAGCTGACGCACGGACCGGACGCGATCCGGTATTTCTGCGATGGATGCCCGCTGCCTGCGGAACTGCCGAGAGTAAGAGACGAGGATTATCTATCAACTGAGGAGGAAATGGGAAATGTATTTAGCTATTAGCGCTTTGGCAGCGATGTGTGCCATTCTGGCGGCCGTGCAGACCCGAAACGCCAAGCGTTTGGGCGCGGATCTGCGAACAAAGACCGTGGAAGCGGAATCCTTTCAGCTTGCCGCGCGGACGATGGAGGATAGACTGCACACCGAGGAGATGGCGCGCATGCAGCTTGTGGAGCGCTGCACCAAGGTTGAGCAGGCCCTGCGGGAGAGTGAGGACACCGCCTGCCGTCTGCGGCAGGAGCTGCAGACCGAGCGCAGGAAGTACAAGGAGCTGCAGGAAGAACTCGACTCCACCAAGGATGCACACGACGCGGCAATCAGCGCGATGTGGAGCGCCCGCAACGAGGTTGATAATCTCAAGCAGGAGAACGGTAAGCTGACCGAGGCGCTGAACACCGAGCGGGAGACCGCAGAGCACTGGAAAGAGGAATTCCTCAAGGAACAGGCTTACAGGCTGAGTGCCGAGGGCCGCATTATGCGTGAGCTAAACAATCTGCTCCGCTATGATGGCACCGCCCACGGGCAGGAGGATTTGAGCGATGAATGAGCAGAAAATTACGCTCACGGCTGACAGGGTGCAAGCCGAGTACGAAAAGGGCGTGCAGTACAACACAGGCCTCGGCCTGTACGAGGACGTCAAGCAGTGCGAGAACTTTGTGGAAGGGAAGCAGTGGGAAGGACTCAAGAGCAAGAACCTGCGTCCAATCACGATGAACGTACTGGATCCGATCGTGCATTACAAGGTGGCGCAGATCGTCTCGAACGATGTGGATCAGGAGGTTGAGCCGTTCCTTCCGGATGAGCAGGCCGAGTATGCGGCGAAAATCCTTGAGCAGAGTATTGATCGCGTGGTCGAGAGGACGAAGATCAAGAGCATGCACCACATGGTCCTGCGCGACGCCTGCGTAGATGGTGACGCGGCGCTGTATTTTTACTTTGACGCAAGCAAGCCGTCCGGTTTAGGCGGGGTGCAGGGAGAAATCTCTGCCGAACAGGTGATGAACACGAATATTCTGTTCGGAAATCCGTCTAATGCGAACGTGCAGGAGCAGCCGTACCTTATCATTGTGCGTCGCCGGCCGGTATCTGAAATCCGCAAGGACGCGAAGCGGCTCGGCTGCAAGGAATGGGAGACCATTGAGGGCGAGTCCGACGGCTTGTACAAGGGCGATGACGAGCAGAATAACAGCGACAGTCTCGGCAATGAGCTTGTGCGGTTTTGGAAATCCGAGGACGGCCGCGTGCACTACTGCCGCTCGTGCGGCCGTGTGATGATCGAGCAGGATGTTGCAACCGAAATGACATTGTATCCGGTCGCGTACATGAGCTGGAAGCCGCGCAAGAACTGCTATCACGGCGTGATGGAGATCAAACCGCTCATCAACACGCAGATTGAGATCAACAAGCAGTGGACGGCGCTTGCGCTCATGCTGCGGAATAATGCGATGCCGAAATTGGTATACAACCGCAATAAGTTCCCCAAGGGCTGGGACCCGGATGCAACGTCCATCGGCGTGACAGGCGACGTGAAGGACGCGCTGACCGGCGTTGCAGGCTCGATGCCGATTCCGACCGAGGCCACGGGCATTACGTCCACCATGACGGACGCGCTCAAGAGTGTAGCGGGAGCGAATGACGCCGCGCTCGGCAACGTCAAGAATCCTGAGAACAGCAGTGCGATCGTAGCGGTGCAGACCGCGAACGCTGCGCCGCTTGCGCTGACCAAGATCGCATATTACCAGTTTGTCGAGGACTACGAGCGGGTGCTCATCGACATGATGCACGCCTATTACGGTATGCGTCAGGTCAAGATCACTGACGAGATGACAGACGAGACCGGCGAGACGCAGGAGCAGACGCTTGTGGAGATGTACGACTTTTCCACGCTGCCGGTGGAGGCGCTGGATCTCAATATTCATATCGGCGAGGCGTCCTATTGGAGCCGGATTCTGCAGGTGTCCACGCTTAACAATCTGCAGACGGCGGGTGTTATGCCGAATATGGTTGAGTTCCTTTCTCGTATGCCGGAAGGCTCGGTAAAGGATCAGGAAGGTTTGGTCGAGGCTGCAAAGCGCGTGCAGCAGCAGGCGAGCATGCAGCAGGCATTACAGCAGGGAGGTTTAATGAATGGATAACGTAAACGAGAGCAAGGCTGAGCGCTTCGTGCGACTGGCTGAGCCGCGCGTGAACCGTGCGTGCAAGGCTATCAGCATGATCGGCCATCTGGCGGCCAGCTCGTATGAGTACACCGAGAAACAGGTTGAGGCCATGTTTGACGCGATGCAGCAGGAGCTGAACACGCAGAAGGCAAAGTTTACTAAGGTTACGGACCGGAATTTTCGGTTTTGAGGTGAGAATATGAAGTACACAGTTGTTTTGGATTTCGATGGTGTTATTCATAGTTATTCCTCTGGCTGGCGGGGTAAGACCTGCATTCCGGATCCGCCTGTGCCTGGTATCCGCGAGGAAATTTATAAAATGCGGCAGATTTACCGCGTTGTCGTTGTTTCTACTCGCTGCGACACGCAGGATGGCATGGATGCGGTGAAGGCATATCTGAAACAGAACGGCATTGAGGTAGATGCTGTAATGAAGGAAAAGCCGCCTGCTGTTGCGTACGTTGACGATCGTGCAATTTGTTTTGACGGACAGGCGGATGGATTGCTCCAAAAGATTGTAGATTTCAAACCGTGGACTGATAAATAGGAGGTACGGCATGAAAACTTTTGAAGATTTGGCGCTGAAAGATGTAGCGCCTCTGACGGAGAGCACGGACTATAAGGATCGTTTCCTCGGTGAGTATCTGGAAACAAAGATCCGCTATAATAAGCTGCACAAGATGCTTATTAAAGCAGAAGCTCACAATCTGGATTTTACGCCGGACTGTCCGCTTAATGTGCTGGTCGCACAGATTCATCACATGGGTAATTATCTGCACGCGATGGAAGTTCGCGCAGAGTACGAGGGAATTGACCTCGGTTTCTGCATTAAAAGTCTTTTGCATGATTTGGAGAGTGCTGAGGGCGGCTGCTGCGTGAATGCAGAGGACCCCACGAGATATTAACACCCCTGTTCCGGCGTTCGGACGGGCGGGAGCTGACCTCACCCGCCCATTGATTCCCCTTATTTCTTTCGATGGCGGGCACCCTCGTTCGGGTCGAGGGCGTCCGTCCGAGCGCCGGAATACAACTGAGTCCGAGACTGTGACGGGCAGTAATGCCCAACGACCGAGCCTGCTTTACCCAGGGAACGGCCATACCTATTTTCTCCTTTCTATTGTATGGCGGCGGCAAGGTTTCTGAGTTCATTTTTTCCTTGCCTGCCCGTCAGAGTCTCGGACACGATCTCTTTTCCTGCACTGCGGCGGGCGTGGGCGTTTTTGCCATATCACCCTCGTCCGGGTTCACCTCTTTTGATGTAGCGTTATGAAAACGGGTGGGTGCACTGCTTACGGAACGGCGGTGCGTCCGCCGGAGTGCAGGAACGCACGATAAACACACGATAAACACACGGCAATGAGACGAAAGTCTTTTGCATATAGGAGGATTGTCTAAATGGATTGGAAGACCAGCAATCACATGGACGGAAGCGAGATTCGCGGGGGTATCGGTTTACAGTATTTTGCCGAGGACGGCAATACATCCGACACCGGCGCGGACATGGACGGTTTTAACGGCGACGCTTTCCTCGAAAGCCTGACGGGAGAAAACGGTCTGGAAAACCAGCAGGCCGCTGCCGAGGGCGAGGAGGAGACCGTGCAGGACGGTGCGGAAGACCAGCGCACCGAAGAGCAGCAGGAAGAACCGGAGAATCAGCCGCCAGAGGGCGGCGAAGTACCGCCGGAGGCGGTGGAACAGCCGGTGCAGACCGTGCCGCTCGTCTTCAACGGACAGCAGATCCTGCTGCCGGCAGACGCAGTGCAGGCGCTGACCGGTGCACTCGGCGCGAACCCGGTCGAACTGCTCCAGAAGGGCATGAATTATGACCGCAAGGCCGAGCGGGAAATGCGCGTACTGGATCAGTACGCCGAGGCCGCTGGCATGAACCGGCAGCAGTACCTTGAACAGCTGGAGGGCGCACGCAATGAGCAACTGCTTTCGGCTGAGATGGAGCAGTGCCGCACGGAGTTTCCGGATACACCGGACGCGGCGCTTAAAGCAATCGCTGAGGGCCGCATGGCTTCCCGGCGGGCGGCCGAAGCACAGGCTGCCGAACAGCGGCGGGCGGAGCTTACCGCCATGCAGCAGCGCATTGATCAGACTGTTGAACAGGCACGAGAAGAAGCCGATGCACGCGCGTGGGAAGAATATGTTTCACTCTCTGGCGTGAAAAGTTTCGAGGAAGTGCCAAAACGCGTGCTTGAATTGGTGCAGCAGGAAGCTATGACGCCCGTTGCCGCGCACTGGCGCTATCAGGCTGAACAGAATCAGCAGGCGGTCAGGATCGCAGAAAAGAATCAGACAAACAGACAGACAAGCCCCGGCAGTGTGGCAGGAAATGAGAGTGACACCTCTGATCCGTTCCTTCGCGGACTGTTGGGACTGTGAAGCTAAAAGGAGTGACAACACTTTATGGCAATCAATCTTACGACTAAATACGCCTCTACTATTGAGAAACTGTATACCCACACCTCGTTCCTGCGCGCTCACTGCAAGGCGAACGTGGAGATGACCGGCGCGAAAACCTGCCGCGTATATATGCTGAACACCACCCCTGTTGTGGACTACACCCGCAACGGCACCAGCCGATACGGCGAGGTGAAGGACGTACAGGACACCGTTGTTGAGTACATGATGACTCAGGACAAGTCCTTTACCGGCGTTGTTGACAAGGGCGATGAGAGCGAGCAGGCTATCAGCAACAAGAGCGGCCAGTGGCTGCGTCAGCAGATTGCAGAGCAGTGCGTGCCGACCGGTGACAAGTACGGCTTTGCGCGTATTGCAAAGCTCGGCCACATTGCAGGCGTAACCGCAGAGCCGACCAAGAGCACCATTGTTACCATGGTCTACGACGCGGCAACCTACATGGACGAGCACCTTGTACCGGAAAACGGCCGCGTACTGTTTGTACGCGCTAAGGATTACCCAAAGATTATCCTGTCTGACGAGTGGCACGGCCTGGATTCGCTGGCTGGCAAGCAGCTGCCGACCGGCACGGTTGGCCAGATCGCGGGCTTTACCGTAGTCAAGGTGCCGAGCAATATGTTCCCGACCGACGTTTACATGGTTGCGGCGCAGGAATCCGCGCTGGCGTTCCCGTACCGTATCAATGACACCAAGATTCATCAGGACCCGCCCGGCATTTCCGGTGCGCTGATCGAAGGCCGCCAGACCTACGACCTGTTTGTACTGGCCAGCAAGGCGGACGCCGTTGTGGTTATCGGCAAGGATGGCAGCAAGCAGGCGTGCACCGTAGCGATTGCTTCGCACAGTGCGACCGTTACGGCGGCAGGTGCGGACGAAATCTGGTACACGCTGGACGGCTCGGATCCGCGCTTCTCGGCAAACCGCAAGACGGTTGCCGACGCCGGCACGGTTGCCACCAAGGCGGGCGAGACCATCCGCGTGGTTGCGTTCGGCAAGGGCGGCAAGCTGACCTCGGATATTGCGGAGGCTACCGATAAGTAAAGACCCAGGAGGGCGGGCGGCTGCCCGCCCTCTGTTTGTTAGGAGGTGAGAGCGTGGCGACGACTATTAAACGCATTTATACGCTGGCACTGGCAAAAATTATTGAAGCGCCCGGAACGGACGTCGATTTCGACAGCTACTCGCCGACGCTGCTCGACAGCCTGCTTGTGGAGGCGCTGCCGTATGAGAACGCCATCCGCGCACAGCGCGGTGACGAGGAGCTGACAAGCACGCCGGAGATCACGACGATAGACAGCACGGTGCTCGACTGGGATGACCGGATCACGCGCGTGGCGCTGCCGTGGGGACTGGCTGCGGCGCTGCTGTTTGACGATGAGAACCGCAAAGCGGAAAGCGTGATGTTCCGGAATGAGTTTGTTTCGGCACTCGAGGACGCTGCGCCTGCTGTGCCGGATTACGGGGAGGAGTAAGACATGCCGCGTAAGGTTACGGTGCCGGATTTCACGGAATCCGAGGAAGGCACCAAGCATTATAAGCGCTTTAAGGGTTTGGACTACTCCACGGATGAGACCCAGATCGACGATGGACGCTCGCCGCGTGCTGTGAACGTGATCGCAGACGAGGGCGGTTTCCCGGAACGGCGCTATGGATGGCGCACGCTGCTGCGGTTTGCGGATGCGGACGGCAAGGCTGTTCCTGTCGCCGGTATTTTTCCCTATGAGAACGACAATGACGAGGAAAACCTGACGCTCATCGTCCATGCGGGCAGCAAGCTGTATGCCGTAAAGCTCGATGCAGACTACAAGGAAGTAAAGGACAGCCGCAAGGAGCTGCTGGACAAGCTGAACAGCGGCGGCCGCAGCCAGGGCTTTTACATGCACGGCAAGCTGTTCATCCTGACCGGCGAGCACTACGTTGTTTATGACGGCAAAACCGCCGTCCACGCGACAGACGATAACGCCTACTGTCCGCTGACCAGCTACCAGCGCAAGGCGGCAGGCGGCGGCGAGACCTACGAAAACGTTAATATGCTGTGCAAGTGGCGCAAGAACCGCTTTATCGGAGACGGCACAAGCACGACCTATCAGCTGGACGTGACCGGCATTGACAAGGACTGCATGCCGACGGCGGCCTATCTAAACGGCAGTGCAATTACTGTGAAAAGCTACGATGCGGAGAAGGGCACGGTGACGTTTGAGACAGCACCGAGCGCACCGGAGAACGCCGGTATCTCCAATTTTGAGGTGAAGTTTGCCAAGACCACCGAGGACAGGAAGAAGATCCTCGGCTGCACCATCTTCGCCATTTACGGCATGGACGGCAGCAGCAACCGCGTTTTTGTTTCCGGCAACAGGGAGCACGCGGCTATGGAATGGTTTTCTGGCCTGTCTGACCCGACGTATTTCCCGGATATCAATTATTCGGTAGTCGGCAGTTCAGACTTTCCGATTATGTGCTATCTCAAGGCGCAGGGCGAGCTGTTGCTCATCAAGAAGGACAACCGGCAGGAGGGCACGATCTGGCACCACTCGGGAGCAATGCTGAACAATGTGGCAACCTTTCCACTGAAAGAGGGCGTGCCGGGTTACGGCGCGATTGCCAAGTATTCCTCGGCGAACCTCAACGACGATCCGCTTTATCTCTCGCCGCGTGGCGTATATGCCCCGACCACGACCTACTACAACAACATGCAGGTGCGGCAGTTATTCTGCCGAAGCCGCCGCGTCAATCCGAAGCTGTGCAAGGAGCGCAGACTGGCGGACGCTGTAGCCGCCTGCTGGCGCGGCTGGTATGTGCTCGTGATCGACGGCTGCGCGTATGTGGCAGACGGCAATCAGGACAAGGCCGACAACGGTTACGAGTGGTATTACTGGACGAACGTGCCCGCAAAGGTGCTCTGCTCGCACGAGCAGGCGCTGTATTTCGGCACCGAGGACGGTAGGGTTTGCCGGTTTAATGACGATCTTGTAGACGAGAACAATGACATTATGATGAACGCGTTCTCGGATGACGGCGCGGCCATTCACACTGAGTGGGCTACCAAGCTCGACACGATGAACACGCCGATGATACTGAAAACCATGCCCAAGCGCGGCAGCGGCGTACACCTCAAGGCGTACACGCGCAGTGCGGTTGAGATTTGGGTAAGACTCGAAACCGACCACGGAACGCTCATGAAGCGCGTGACAGCGGATCGGCTGAATTTTCATTATATCAGCTTTGAACGGTTTCCGTTCGGAACGGTGGTCAACTCTATTATCCCGTTTCTTTTCAAGCGAAAGGGCTGGAAGGCGATTCAGGTCATTCTGCAGTCCGACACGGTGGACGAGGGCTTCGGTGTACACGAGGTTGTCATTCGGTACTTTATCGCTAAGTACGCAAAGAGACAGTGAGGTGAGGACATGACGTTTGATGAAAGCAAAATTTCGGCCGAAAAGGCGGCAGAGACCGGCGTGCAGAGCCAGCCGGACGCGCTGACCGGCTCGGCTGAGGAAAACAAGAAGGTTTTCGATCTGCTGCCGCTGCTTATTATCGAGAGGCTTAACAAGCTGATCGAGAGCCTGCAGGCCGCAAACAGCGCCGGACAGATCGGCGCCGATGCATTTACCAACGTGACCGGCGGCACGGTGCAGGAGCAGCTGCAGAGTATCCAGAAGAACCTTGAGGACTACCGCAGAGATGTAAAGGAGAACGGCGCGGAAAACGTCGGCATGACGCCATTTGACGGCGTGAACGCAAACACCGTGCAGGCCGCGCTCGAACAGCTGCAGGCAAACCTTGTGCGGTATATCAATGCTGTAAAATCCGCCGAGGGCGCGGGCAGGGTCGGCATTACACCGTTCAAGGGCGTGACGAGCGGGACGGTGCAGGCCGCGCTTGAGGAAATCCGCAGGCAGATCGACGATGTAACGGCGGGCGTTATCCCGGACTACGGCGTGACCACCATCAAGCTGGCGCTGCAGGCCGTGACCGCCGATCGACTGGCGCAGGATGTGCTTGACATGATCGAAGCGGCAGAACCGGCGCGCAGCACCAACGAACTGGACGATTACACAATGGAGACCGGCCGCTTTATCAACGCTGGTGCGGGCTGGAACACGTTCAAGTTCCGCCATCCGTTCGAGAGCGTGCCGGTCCTGACGGTGACGCCGAAGGAATTTGACGGCTTTTGCGAAATTAAGAGCGTGACTGCGGAAGGATTCCTCTATTGCCTGCGTCAGCCGAGTTTGCAGGGCGGCAGTGCGACGAAGGGCACGGTGACAACGGCTACCGGCTATATCGGCTCGGATACGGGCACTTCGCCCAGTCACAGCAAGGTCACCTATGTTTCCGGCGTGACGCTGCCGGTAATCACGCTGCCGACATACGGCACAGTTACAACGGACGAGAAGATCGAAATGGATTATATCGCTATTGAGTTTGGAGGTGACGAGTAATGCTCAAGAAGATTCAGCAGGATTTCAGCTATTACTCGCATGAGTTTAAGGATAACTACCGAAAAGGCGTACACCGCCTGCGCACTATCCTTGCCAGCAGGGCACAGGCACAGGCGTTTGTGAGCAATGCAGGCGGCGTTGCTGTCGTGCTCGGCTACGAGCCGGAAACACCGGACAAGAACGCACAGGAGCTGTATGCGCTGCTTGCGGCCTCGCCGTATATCGACGATGCGGTACAGACGTTTCTCGGAAGCATTTACGAGGCAGGCGCGGAAAGCCAGGACGCGATGTATTCGGACAGCGCCCGCTGTCTGGAAATCCTGCACGATCCGGTTATGTCTCGCGCCGCAGGTGCCGGCACGGTAAGCGCCGGAAAATGGATTGCAGCTCTGGCGGGACAGAGCTGTGCTGCCTACACGGACATTGCGGCTGTTGCCGCAAGCGAAACCGCGATGACTGCCGTGGCTGCGAGTGAGACTGCAATGGCGGCTGTCGTCAGGAACGCGACGGCACTTAATGCTGTTGTAACTTCTCAGGTTGCACTCAACGCTGTTGCCGCAAGCGAGACTGCGATGGCAGCTGTCATCGGCAACGCAACGGCGCTCAATGTGGTTGCAACCTCTCAGGCTGCGATGAACGCGGTAGCTGCAAGCGAAACTGCTATGACGGCGGTCATTGCAAACACCGCAGCGTTCAATACGGTGGTGACTTCTCATGTAGCGATGAACGCGGTAGCTTCGTCCTATGTGGCTGTGGCCGCAGTCTACGAGAGCGCGGTTGCGGTTGAAGCTGTCAAGGCAAACGAAACAGCCTGGGCCACCCTTACGGGAGCGTCCAGCGCAGTTATGGGCAAGGCCGCGGCGAAGCTGGCCGGTTTGAATCCTGCGGACTATGCTGACATGACGGCCGTGGCTGCATCTTCGACCGCTATGGCGGCCGTGGCTGCATCTTCGACCGCTATGGCGGCAATCATCGGGAACAGCACTGCGCTTAACGCAGTTGTTTCGTCCTCGACCGCTATGACGGCTGTGGCTTCGTCCCAGACCGCTATGACGGCTGTGGCTTCGTCCCAGACCGCTAGGGCGGCTATCGAGAAGTCGCAGGTAGCGAAGGACGCAATCGCAGCATCCGACATGGCAACTGCAAAGTATGCTGTCGGCGCTGCCGGTCTGAAG